GCCATGCCGGCGACGAGAAGTTCGCCTTCGTGTTCTACGGCGCCAGCATCATCAACCTGCGCGCCGCGACCCATGGGTGCAGGCTGTGGTGACTCCAAAGCCGAAGAAGAAGCGCCGCCCGCACACGAAGACGGTGACGCCGCGCATGCTGCGCGCGAACCGGAAGAATGCGCAGAAGGCCGCGCTGTCGCACGAGCGCGAATACGACCCGAAGTGCTGCAAGCTGGTGAAGTACGCGGCATTCAACGGGGCGAAGGATGCCGACCTGGCGCGGATGCTGAACGTGCATCCGTCGACGGTCCTGCGCTGGAAGGAGCAATACCCCGAGTTCGCGCAGGCGATCATTGAGGGCAGGGAAGAAGTGTTGCCGCAGGTCACGCGGGCGCTCGTTCGCCGCGCGCTCGGCTACTCGCACAAGGCGGTGAAGATCGCCGTCAATGCGCAGGGGCAGGTGACGCAAGTCCCATACATCGAGCGGTACGCACCGGACACGGCTGCGGCCATCGCGATTCTGGAACGCCGCGGCGGCGACATTTGGGCGCCGCCGGCACTGCGCCACAAGATCGGTGGCGATCCCGAGAATCCGACGCCGGTCGGCGTGATCATCGTTCCAGCGAAAGCGCCGTGATCCATGCCCAAGCAGCGGATTCTCGAGGACGGCCGCCCGGTCGTCTGGGAGCCTACGCCACGGCAAGCTGAGTTTCTGTCCGCGTCGGACGATGAAGTCCTGTATGGCGGCGCGGCCGGTGGCGGCAAGTCCGACGCCATGCTGGTCGACGCCCTGGGCATGTCCTATGGCGCCCACCTGAATCCGCGACATCGCGCGATCATCTTCCGGCGCACGTTCCCGGAATTGAAGGCGCTGATCGATCGGGCATGCGAGCTGTACCCGCAGGTCGTCGGCGGGAAATACAACAAGGTCGATCACGTCTACACGCTGCCATCTGGCGCGTCGATCCAGTTCGGCCACCTGCAGAACGACGATGCGCGACTGCTGTACCGCTCCGGCGCGTACAACTTCATCGGCTTCGAGGAACTGACGCTCTGGTCGACGCCGGTGTGCTGGGAATACCTGGCGTCCCGCAATCGATCGTCCGATCCGACGCTGCCGTGCTTCATGCGCGGGAACACCAACCCGGACGGCCCTGGCCAGAAGTGGGTCATGGAGCGATGGGGGATCGACGAGCTCGGCGGCCCAACGCTGCAGACTCGCGAATTGCAGGACGAACGCGAGCTCGAGAATGGCGAGTTCGAGGAATACACGAAGATCAAGCGCATCCGGTTCATCCCGGCGCGCTTGACCGACAACCCGTATCTGCGCGGCACCGGCTACCGGGCCAGGCTGAACGACCTTCCGCCGGACGATCGCGACGCACTGCTGAATGGCTTGTGGCGCGGCAACAAGGTTCGCGGTGCCTACTACGTCAACGAAATGGCGAAGGCGCGGCAAGAGGGTCGGATTCGGGCCAACCTTCCGCTCGCGCCGGCGGTCCCGATCAACACGTACTGGGATCTCGGCAAGAACGACAACACGTCGATCTGGTTCCACCAGTACGTGGCGCAAGAGCACCGCTTCCCGCTGGCGTTCGAGGACTCCGGCGAGGAACTGGAGTATTACGTCGAGAAGCTGCGCGCGTTCCAGGCGGAACGGAAGTGGACCTACGGCGTCCACTACCTGCCGCACGACGCCGAGCACAAGCGCCTCGGCTCCAAGTATTCGATCAAGGAGCAACTGGAACGGCTGATGCCGGGCCAAGTGTTCGTTGTCGTTCCGGTGATCTCGCGCGTGATCGACGGGATCAACATGACCCGATCGAAGTTCGGCCAGTGCTGGTTCGACAAGGACGGCTGCGCCGATGGCCTCGCCGCGCTGGACGCCTACCGCAAGAAATGGAATGCCCGCACCGGCACGTGGCTGGGCATTCCCGAGCATGACCAGTTTTCCAACTACGCCGACGCCTTCCGCCAGTTCGGGCAGGGATGGCGCGTCGTGACCGCTTCCAAGCCTGCTGCGCGCCCGGTTGTTCCGCGGTCGCGTGGCCCTGTCTGAGATCCGCATGATCCACGTCGAAAGCAACGCCGACATCGCGAAGAAGCAGGCGGAAGCCGGCGCCGCTGCCGATGCGCAGGCCGAAGCCAAGGCCAAGGCGGTCGAGACGCGACTGGAAAACCTGGTCTGGACCGAGTTCGACGCTGCACGCCGCGCGAAAGAGCCGATCCAGAATCAGATGCTCGACCTGCTGCGCGCGCGTCGCAGCCAATACACCGGCGCGCAGCTCGCACTGATCGAGGCCGAGGGCGGCGGTTCCCAGGTCTTCATCCCGCTGACCCAAGAGAAGATCACGGCTGCGGTGTCGTGGCTGTGTGACCTGTTCTTGTCGGAGCGCCCGTTTGCGTGCGAGCCGACGCCGATTCCGGATGTTCCGCCCGAGGTTGCGGCGGCGATCGAGCAAGAGATGCAGTTCCGCCTGCAGCAAATGCAGATTGTCGCAGAGTCGCCGGAAGACCTGCGGAACATGATCGAGGCCGAGAAGGAGCGCGTGCTGTACGAGGCGCGTCAATTCGCGCAGAAGCGCGCGGTGCGAAACACCGAGCGGGTCGACGACGAGTTCGTGGAGGGCGACTTCTACAAGTCCCTGATGAACGCGATCGACGATGCCTGCGGACTCAAGGCAGGGTTCATCAAGGGGCCAGTCGTTCGCAACAAGCGCGTGCTGACCTGGGGGCCGAACGGCAAGACGGCAGTCGCCGAGGTCAAGCCGAAGCGCTACTACACGTCACCGTCGCCGCTCGATATCTACCCGGCGCCCGGCCTGCTGGACCTGAATTCCGGCCACCTGTCCGAGCGCATGCGCCTGACGCCGCAAGAAGTGTCGGAACTGAAAGGCGTTCCCGGTTTTCGTGATGACGTGATCGACCAGTGCATTCTGGAATTCGGCACCCAGGGCACACAAAACTGGTGGTGGGAAGACGCCGAGCGCGCCGATTTGGAACAGCGCAGCGCCGATACGCTGATTACCCAGCGCGGCCTGTACGACGTGATCGAGCACCGGACGCACGCGACCGGCAAGATGCTGCGCGAGTTTGGCATGCCGCCCGAGGAAGTCCCGAACGAGGCCGAGGTCTACTCGGTCGTGTGCTGGATGATCGGCCGTGATCGCCTGATCGGCGCGCGCCTGAACGACGATCCGCTGGGCAAACGGCCCTATGCGAAGTTCGGTTTCCGCGGTGCGCGCGGATCGTTCTGGTACGACTCAGTAGGCGAGATCATGGCGCCGATGCAGGCCATGGCCAATGCCGCCGGGCGATCACTGGCGAACAACATGGCGATGGCGGCCGGGTTCATCACGGAGATTCAGGTCGACCGCATTCCTGATGGCGAACCGATCAAGGTGCCGGGCGCGTATTCCGTGATCCAGACGATCGCGCCGACAAACGGAACGGCAGGCCCGGCGGTCTATTTCCACCAGCCGGTGATCCACGCGCAGGTCTACATCGCCGTGCACGGCTGGGCGTCGCAGGTGGCGGACGCCATCCTGGGGCTGCCGTCCTTCCTGTCCGGCGCATCGACGGGCGGTGGCGCTGGTGACACGTCGAGCGGCCTGGCGCAGCTTCGCGACATGGCCACGCGCACCTTCAAGCGCACCGTGATGGATGTCGACAACGCCGTGGCCGACATTGCCGACCGAACCCACACCGACATCGTGCTGACCGAGGGCCAGAACGATCCGGATCTGGTGGGCGACGTGACCGTGAAGGCGGTCGGGTCCAAGGCGTTCCAGGACCGCGCGCAGCAACAGGTGCGCTTGAACGAGCTGGTCATGCAGACGAACAACCCGACTGACCTGCAGCTGATGGGTCCGGAAGGCCGCGCCGAATTGCTGCGCGCCGCGCTCAAGTCGTTCGACGCCATCGACATTGACCGCACGATCCCGAACCGCGAGCAAGTGATCATGAAGGCCAAGACCGCCGCCGCTGCCGCGGTCGGCATGGACATCAACGGAAACCCGCTGCCGGGAGCGCCGCAGGGCGGCCCGCCGCGTGGTCGCGCAACGCTGCCGGATGGCTCGGTCGCCGGTGGCGCTGACCAAGGAGCAATGCAGTGAGCTACACCCTGACCGCGTTTCCCGAGTGGGATCTCGAAGAAGGCCGCGCGCGCCTGACCGAAGTGATCCTTGGCCGACTCGGTGCCGACCGCGGGCGCCTGCGCTCGTTCGACATCGCGCCGTACATCCCGACGAATCTGATGGATGCGCAGGGATTGGTTCACATGGGCATCGAAGGCCCCGCGATTCAGATTGTCGGGCACCTGGCGCACGAAGGCGACGAAGCGAAATCGCGCGCTTTCCGCACGACGCTGCCGCGCAACATCGCATGGGCTGACCTGAACCGACTGGGCGGCCAGATTGCCGACTCGATGTTCCACGCAATCCGTGCCATGCGAATCGTCGAGCGCACGAGCGCCATGCCGGCCGTCATCACCGACGCACCGATAGCCGACATGCAGGGCAACCCGGTCGCCGTGCCGATTCAGATGGCTGCCAATCACGAGCCCGCGAACGAGGCCGCCGCGTGATCGTCGGGCTGCGCGGAAGTTCGGCCGAGCAAGACCGGGTTCTGTCGCAGGCATCCCGCGATCCGGTGGTACGCGCGCTGATCAACGTCGTGCTGAACGCATCGACCGCTGGCGCCAAGGACGAACTGGTCGCGATCAACCTGTCGACCAGCAGCCACCGGGCCGCGGAACTGCAGGGCTACATCCGCGGCGTTGAGGGACTGATCTCGGCCATCAACAGCGCGCAGCCCGAAGGGCGCGTAGTGCGGCCGATGCCGCCCATGGCGTAACACCCGCGCCGGCCGCTTCAAGCGCCGCGCACGAATTCCGAGGCCCGCCATGCGCGGGCCTTTTCTTTTCCCGCAAGGGCTCAACCCCAGCGCAATACCGCACAGCGGCTGCGCAAGGCGCGAACACCCGAACGGCCGTAGCAACCCCCAAGACCGTCAAGTCGGCTGGATGGAGAACGTCGTATGTCCCGAACCCTGAAACTTCCGAGCGCCGTGATCGCCGCGCGCGAATCGTCCAATGCCGCCATCGCCGAGGCCATCAAGGCCGCGACGCCGGCGCCGAGCGACCCGCCCGCCGATCCGCCGCCTGCCGCAACCATCGATCCGCCGCCTGCAACACCGCCCGCCGAACCGGCCGCGGCTGCGCCGGCCGATGATGCTGCGCAACTCCGGGCCGAAGTGTCCCGCCTGACCGCCGAACTGTCGGCAGCCAAGGACGCCCAGACCAAGGCCGACCAGCGCTATGCAGTGCTGGAAGGCAAGTACCGCACCGAAACCGCCGACCTTCGCAATCGATTGTCCGAAGTCGAAGCGGATCTCGTGGAGATCACCAATCGCCGCGAGCCGCCGAAGACGAAGACGAGCGAGGAAGACAAGGCGAACATCCTCGGCCCCGAAGCGCTGCAAGTGCTGCGTGAGGAAATCGAGGCTCGTGTCGAGACGGATGCTCGCCGAATGGTCGAGCCCGTCGCGCGTGCGGTCGCGCAAACCGAGTTCGAGAAGTTCAAGGCCGCCGTGTCCGAGAAGGTTGCGGACTGGCAGCAAATCGAAAGCCGCGAAGACTTCCAGGCGTACATGGCCGAGCCGCACCCGGAAACGGGCATGCCGCGTGGCCAGCACCTGAACGACGCGGTTCAGAGGCGGGACGTTCAGCGCACGGCGCTGATTTACGACGGATTCAAGCGGAAGGCAGGGCTGTTGACCGATGGCGCACCGTCACCGGCATCCCCTGTCAAGCCGCTCGCAGATCGAGTCGCGCCTACGGGCGCAAGCACGGCATCCACACCGGCAACGACCCAAGGCCGCGTCTACAACGAGGCCGAAGTCAAGAAGTTCTACGCCGACTACGCGCAGATCAAACCGCGCTTGTCGCCGAAGGAACGCGCCGAGTGGGAAGCCAAAGAGCGCGACATCACGCTCGCCAGCCAGCAAGGGCGCATCCGGCGATAACTCGCCACCGCCCAAGGCTGCAGCACGCGCGCTCTGACATCAACCATCGATTCGGAGCAATCCCATGAGTCTCAATGCAGCCGCGGGTTTCCCGCAACAGTCCGGCGTTCTGATCCCCACCGTTTGGTCGGGGAAGATGCTGGTCGAATACTACGAGGCCACGTGCCTCTCGCAGATCACCAACACCGAGTACGAAGGCGAGATCAAGAAGCAGGGCGACAAGGTCATCATCCGCTCGCTGCCGCAGATCGACATCAGCGACTACACCAAGGGCCAGGAGATCAGTTACCAGCTCCCGGAAGAAGGCACGGTCGAACTCGAGATCAACAAGGGCAAGCTGTGGGCCTTCCGCACGGACATCGTGGACGAGGCGCAGTCCGACCTGGACTTCTCGACCAAGCGCAGCGCCCATGCCGCCGAGCGTTCGGCCCGCGCCGTCGAGCGCTCGTTCTTCCAAGCGGTCATCAGTGACGCCTCGGCCTACAACCTGGGGAACACCGCCGGCAAGGTCAGCGCATCGATCAAGCTCGGTGCGCTCGGTGCGACGGCGAACCACGTCGGCCTGACCAACGGCGCCAGCGGCACGGCGAACAAGCGCAACATCGCGGACTTCATCGTTGACTGCGGCGTGGTGCTGGACGAAAACGACGTTCCGCGCGACGACAACCGTTGGATGGTGCTGCCGTCGTTCGCGTGCGGCCTGATCAAGACCTCGGACCTCAAGGACGCCAGCATCACCGGTGATTCCGAGTCGCCGCTGCGCAACGGTCGCCACGGCAAGGTCGACGGAATGACGATCTACTCGTCGAACCTGCTCTACACGGTCGCCGACTCGTCCTACAACGTGACCTATGCGTTGTTCGGCCACACGTCGGCCATGACCTGGGCGGCGCAGTTCACCGAGAACGAAAAGCTCAAGTCCGAGCGTTTCTTCGGCTGGCTGTATCGCGGCCTGAACGTCTACGGCCACAAGACCATCAAGCCGGAAGGCTTGGGTCGGGCCATCGTTCGTCGCGCCATCGCCGGCGACTCGTGATGGATGCGGGCCGGCGAAAGCCGGCCCCTTCCTTCCTCCCAACTACTCAAGGAACTGAACCATGACTGCGTACAACGACAACATCATGGGCGATGGCACCGTCATCAGCCCGAACTCGCCCGGCGTGCAGGTGCATCGCCGTCGCGTCGACTTGGCGCGCGAGGCGGCATTGGCTGGCGTCGCGTCCTTCTCGTCGTCCGACACGCTGCGCCTGCTGGAACTGCCGGCCGGTACCTTCGTCGTCGACACGTTCGTTCGTGTGCTCGAAGCGGAAGGCGCGACGCTGACCGCGGACTTCGGCATCACGGGCACCGACGCGGACGGCTTCCTCGACGGCGTGGACCTGAACGCCACGGGCTACACGCGGGGCGTGTTCGCGCTGACCGAAGGTACGCCGAACACGTTTACCGGCTTCGCCGGCGGCAAGCTGATCACTGCGGATTCGGCGATCGACATGCTGTTCAACAACAGTTCGGCCGACAACGCCGTGTTCGACCTGTTCGTGCTGTTCGTGCCGCTCTACACCAGCCCGGCCCATCCGTAAGGGCTGGCTGACGGAAATCAGGAAGTAAACGGGGGCCGGCTCCGGCCGGCTCCCCTTCAAAGGGGAATCCCATGCAATACCTGTTGAACAAGTCCAATGGCGACGTGGTGCCGGCGAACGTCGAGCTTCTGAAAGATGCGCGCTTCGTCAAGATTTCCGAGTCGGAGGCCAGGCGCCGTTTTGACAAGCCGACCCGCGTCGAGCCGGACCCGGACCCGGAGCCTGTCGAGTCGGGTGGCGAAGATGCCAGCGGCGACGATCAAGGCAATGAAGCCGGCGAATCGAGCGGCGAGCTTCGCGCGCAGTTCGATGAACTCGTTGA